AATGAGAGAAACCTACAAAGGAGTTAACATGCTTGCAGTAACCTCATTCTGGAGTGACGGCTCGTGCCGCGTGGACCACGTGTCCCTGGAAACGATTTCGGTCGTTCCTGAAGCCTGGATCAAGAAGTTCCCGCCATACGCGGAGCGGATCGATCAAGACATCAAGAACGGATCGTTGACGGAGCCCGGGTACTACGTCTTCGTGGAGGACGAGACCGGAACCCTGCTCGGTTACGAAAAGGTTGAAGACTGACCTGAGGAGAACTCAAAAGGTTGGGGGCTGATACAGCCCCTTTCCTTTTTGTCCACAACGGTTTTATTTTTTAGTCGTATAAGGATGTAATTATGAATAACTTAGCCCTACAAGTAGATGAGTACGTACTGACTATGCATGAGTTACAACCGCATCAGGAAGAAGCAGTAAAAAATCTAGGAAACGGTAAAATCTTACACGGCGGTGTTGGGAGCGGTAAAACCCGGACAGTACTATCGTACTACAAAGAAAAGGAGTCACCTCGTGACATCGTCGTCATCACAACCGCCAAGAAGCGTGATAGTATGGATTGGGAAACAGAAGCAGCAAGGTTTGGAATTTCAACAGCTCAAGAGTATACTTCAGACGGCGCTCTCATCGTGGAGTCCTGGAACAACATTAGTAAGTTTGAGGGTCTACAAGATCGGTTCTTCATCTTTGACGAGCAGAGATTGGTTGGAAATGGAGCTTGGGTTAAGTCATTCCTCAAAATTTCCAGAAACAACAGATGGATTCTTCTCAGCGCTACCCCAGGAGACTCGTGGTTGGATTATGCCCCCGTCTTTATAGCCAACGGGTTTTACAAGAACATCACTGACTTCAAAATGCAGCACGTAGTATACGAAGCCTTCTCAAAATACCCAAAGATCAAAGGTTACCTCAACGAGCAGAGGCTCGAAGTACTGCGTAACGATGTTCTTGTAGAGATGCCATACGAGCGACATACCACGCGGGTGATCAACTACATCGATGTTGAGTACAACCATAATCTGTTTAACACCGTGTTTGTTCGTCGGTGGAATCCTTACGATGATGCTCCCGTCCGCGACATCGCAGAAGTCTTTAGACTGATGAGACGCGTTGTGAACGAACACCCGTCTCGTCTTGAGATGGTTCGCAAACTGATGACGTGTCATGACAAACTAATCATCTTCTACACCTTCAACTTCGAGCTTGAGATTCTCAGGACGCTTGCTGATGACATCACCGTCGCGGAGTGGAATGGGCATCGTAAGCAGCCTATCCCAGACACTGATAAATGGGTGTATCTTGTGCAGTACACATCGGGAGCAGAAGGTTGGAATTGTGTAGATACGAACGCTATGATCATGTACTCAATGACATATTCGTACAAGAACTTTGAGCAATGTCAGGGTAGAATTGACCGGCTGAATACCCCATTTGACGTCCTTTACTACTATATCTTGGCGTCGAATTCGGTGATCGATCGAGGAATTAAGGAATCATTGGCCTCAAAAAAAAGCTTCAATGAGCGAAAATTCTATGATAAATTGATTGATTCTATCGAACTTGAGCAGTGTTGATGAGAAACTTTGAAAAAACGTGTTCAAATATGACGCCTTTTCAGGACGAAAAAGCTGTTAAAATAAGTAGAAAAGTGTATGAAACTACACGAAAGTCGTTTAAACGGCACTATTTTGAGCGGCGTCGTTCGCGTCATATATTTTTGTCAAAAAGTTCTATAGATTTAGTATACCTTATACGACTGATCTTGGTGTAGTATGTAGTATAAGGATGACATTTTCCCTAATACTTTTTTAACCCCGAAATTCGTCAAAAACGACGCCCCCCTACAAGGCAGGAGTAAAAATTGTCCGATGAAGAGTGGGTACCCATCAAAGGTATGGGTAATTACCTCATAAATAACTATGGCTCTGTATACAATAGAAGGCTAGAACGTCTCATGTCTGAAAGTAGAACTATGCAAGGTGACTATAAGGTCACATTGTCTGAAGGAGGTGTAAGACTTACCAGGTCCGTAAGAGTTTTGGTAGCCGAACACTTTGTGGCTAAGCCAGCAATCTCACCAGGGTTCCACAAGTCGGCGATTCCAGACACAGTTATTGTGTTAGACAACGATAAGAGTAATCTTTATTATCGTAACTTGGCTTGGCGGCCTGCTTGGTTTGCTCAGAAGTATTCAAGGCAATTCAAACCGGTGTACCCATCTGAGTATTACTCAAAACAAATACTCAACCTACAAACAGGAGAGGTCTATTCTTCGATAATAGAAGCCGGTATCAAAGAAGGTGTGTTGTTTGACGATCTTTTAACCTCCGCCCTACAAGGGGTAGCCATCTACCCGACAAGAAGTGTCTACTGTTTTACATGACGTATACAGTATTAGTATTTACAACGATTGTAATAGAGAGAAGAGGTATATTAGAAACATTTATTTCATTTTTTGGAGGACAATCGATGCGAGAGTCTAAATATCAGTATGATCTTATTAAAAAGATCTATGACTGCTTGCCCGGCTGTCTCATTATCAAGAATGATCCGTCTAAGATTCAAGGTATACCAGACTTACTTGTTTTATATGAAGATAGATGGGCTATGCTTGAAGTTAAGCGTTCTATCAATGAAGACGCCCAACCAAATCAAGAGTATTATGTCAAGACGCTTAACCAAATGTCTTTTGCGGCGTTTATTTACCCAGAAAATGAAGAAGAGGTATTAGATGCGCTTCAATCAGCATTTGGACTTAAAAGATAAACACGCCTTTCTAAGTCCAAGTAATTATCATTGGATAAATTATGACGAACAAAAACTAGAAGCTAGATACAGCTCTGCGCAAGCAGCTAGGCGCGGCGACGATTTACACAAACTAGCTCACAATGCTATAATGTTAGGCGTTAAATTGTCGAGATCCAATATGGCGCTCGCAACTTATGTCAATGACGCTATAAATTACAAAATGACTTCTGAGCAAACTCTTTTTTACTCTGAACATTGTTTTGGCACGGCAGACGCTATTTGTTTTCGGAGGAACAAATTAAGAATTCATGATTTAAAAACTGGCATTACAAAAACTAGCGAAAAACAACTTGAGGTATACGCTGCTCTATTTTGTTTAGAGTATGAGATAAGCCCTTACGACATTTCTATAGAACTTAGAATCTATCAAAGAGATGAAATTCGCATTTTTGAACCTTTTCCAGAAGCAATTGATAACATCATGAGGACTATTGTGGAACACGTCAGTTATATTGAAGAAATTCGTCGAATCAACTATTCTTAGAAAAGGGGGTAAATAATGTACATTGATGAAGACGTTTATCTTGAACATTATGGTACTCCCAGAAAATCTGGTCGATACCCTTGGGGATCTGGTGGAAATGTCAAGAATAGTCGAACCTTTCTTGATATGGTTGAAAAGCTGAGAAAAGAAGATAAATTTACAGAAGCTGAAATTGCAAAAAGTTTTGAAATGTCTGTAGCAGATCTTCGGGCGTTTAAGACTATTGCTAAAAATGAGAGACAACAAGAACGAATAAAAACTGCTGAATATCTTAAATACACCAAGCAGATGTCAGATAAAGCAGCATCCGAGCAAATGGGGATTCCAGAATCAACATTTAGAACTCTTCTTGCTCCAGCCGCTAAAATGAAAAATGATGTTATTGAAACAGTAACTAATATTTTAAGAGATCAGGTTAATAAAGTTGATTGGTTGGATGTCGGTATAGGTACAGAAATGTACTTGAATGTGAGTGAAGAGCGTTTAAAAGTCGCTTTGTCTATGTTGAAAGCAGAAGGTTACGAAGTTCACTCAAACGTTCCGGTTCCTCAGCTTGGAACAGTTTATGACACAAAACTTAGAGTGCTTGCGAAACCTGGTACAAGTTGGGGCGACGCCGTTAAAAACCGAAATAAAATACGGATGCTTAACGAGCGTTTAGACGATACTGGAAAGTCTACATTAGGGATTCTTCCACCGATATCAATCAATCCAAAAAGAATTGACGTCGTCTATGGGCCTGATGGAGGGTCGGCTTTAGATGGAGTAATGTATATCCGTCCAGGAGTTAAAGATTTAGATCTTGGAGGATCTCGTTACGCTCAAGTCCGTATTAAAGTAGGTCCAGAGCACTACCTAAAAGGTATGGCTATGTATAAAGATGATCTGCCTGCAGGAGTCGATATACAATTTAATACTAATAAAGAAAGAACTAACAACAAACTTGATGCTTTAAAGAAGTTAACCGATGATCCAGATAATCCTTTTGGCGCTGTAATTCGTAGACAAATAACAGAGAAAGATCCAAAAACTGGGTTAGAAGTTAACAAGTCAGCAGTAAACATTGTCAATGAAGAGGGTAATTGGGGAGCATGGTCAAAATCCATAGCCTCGCAAGTTCTTTCTAAACAAGAACCAAAACTTATTAGAGAGCGTTTAGACACCACCTATAAACAGCGGCAAGCTGAACTTGATGAAATCATGGCGTTAACTAATCCAACAGTTAAATCTAAACTTCTTCAAGAGTTTGCAGATGGAACTGATGCCGCGTCCGTTCACCTAAAGGCAGCAAGTCTTCCTGGTCAAGCATGGTATGCGATACTACCTATTAATTCATTATCACCGACAGAAGTCTACGCCCCTAATTATGATAACGGCACAAAAGTATCTCTAATACGCTACCCGCATGGAGGAACTTTCGAAATCCCACTTCTCGTTGTTAACAACAAGAACAGGGAAGCTAATAAACTTCTTAAAGGCGCTAAAGATGCAGTGGCAATAAACGCACAAGTTGCGGAACGTTTGTCTGGAGCGGACTTTGATGGAGACACGGTATTAGTTATACCAAATGATAAAGGTAGAATAAGATCAACGCCTGCTTTAGAAGGTTTAAAGAACTTTAACCCCAGAGAAACATACCGAGAATACCCAGGTATGAAAATTATGGGCGACACACAAAAGCAGATGGGTGTTATCTCTAACCTAATCACAGACATGACTTTGCATGGGGCTTCTGAGACTGAGTTAGCTGCAGCAGTTCGCCATTCAATGGTTGTTATTGACGCTGAAAAACACAGATTGAATTATAAGCAGTCAGAGAAAGATAACCGCATTAGGGCCCTGCAAGAAAAGTATCAACGTAAAGCTGATGGTAGCGGTGGAGCTTCTACTATTATCTCTAGGGCTGGCCGTGACATAAGGGTTCCTGAGGTCATACCACGTAGGGCAAGAAACGGTGGGCCAATAGACCGAAAGACTGGCGAGCTTGTTTGGGAGCCAACAGGTAGGGTAAATAGTAAAACGGGAGAGTTAAGCTTAAGGAAGTTTGAGGAACTTGAATTAGCAAAAGATGCTCATGATCTTTCTTCTGGTACACCAGTTGAAAGACTGTATGCTAATCATTCAAACAGACTAAAAGCTATGGCTAACAAAGCAAGACTTGAAATGATTAATACCCCAGGCGCTATCTCATCCCCCTCTGCAAAGAAAGTTTACGAGAAAGAAGTTTCTTCTCTAGATGTTAAACTCCGCATAGCAAAAGAAAACGCCCCTCGTGAAAGACGGGCTCAGATTCTAGCTAATGAAATCATGGAGCAGAAGAAGCAAGCAAATCCACATATGGATCGAGCTTCTGAAAAGAAGTTAAACGGCCAGGCATTAACAGAGGCCCGCAATAGAGTAGGCGCTAAGAAAGAGAAGATAGTTATTGAGCCTAAAGAATGGGAAGCTATTCAAGCTGGAGCAGTAAGTGATACTAAACTCAGGTCAATACTAGACAACTCAGACATGGATAAAGTCAGAGAGCTAGCCACACCAAGAGCTAAACTATTAATGACAGATGCCAAGACTAAGCAAGCTCAAGCCTTACTTAGTACTGGTGACTATACTAGAGCTGAGGTAGCAGCTCGCCTTGGAGTCTCAACATCAACACTAGATAGATCACTACAAGGTGGTTAGTAAGTGGTTTGGTTTAGTCTACTCAAAGAAGTATACACAAACAACTTAAACAAAAACTTTAAACTTTACTTGGAGGTGATTAAGGATGGGTAATAAAGTAATCAGAACTATGGTAACAACTAAAGACAATCCTTATGATCCTTTCGATGACTTCCGGAACTGGTTTACTTATGACACAACACATGGCTACAACACATGTGCTTTGTTGGGTAGACTTACCTTCTCTTCAGAAGAACTTTCAGAAGTAGATCAGAGACAAGCTATAGAACTGATTGTTGATGAGATAGTTTCTGAAAACATATCTGGTATGTTTATAAAGGTTACAAAAGAAGTAGAAGAATAAATATAAAAATATAAAGAGGGGGGGAGGGGGTGCGCAAGTCCTACCCCCCCTCTTCAT